CCCCCCGGGTGACCTAATATAATATAAAATAAACTAATCAATAAATCGAGTTATCTTTTTATGCATTCCAGTTACGTTTTGTTCTACAATTTCATCAATTGCTAATGTGTTTGCTTCGTTTTGTTCGGTTTCACTAAGTTCATCTGAAGTTATTATGATCTTAGCCAGGAGGGCAGTTGAATGATAGCCAGCTGCAACATCCCAAGCAAACCAAGCTCGAAAGTTATCAAACGGATTGTGAGGATTATCTACTGTTGTTAACATTGCTTTAATCATATGCCCTCCTTTCAGTATTAAAACATACCACATAGACTGTAAGATTTTAAGCTTTACAGTCTATGCAGTATGTTTACATTGTAACACTATTAGACTAGTTAACTGTTGCTTCGTCTAATGTACTCAGTGAAACACCTAAAGCTGCAGCAACTTCGGCTCTTGTATAGCCAGAGTTTAACATTGTTTTAGCTCTATTTGTTTTAGCACTAGTCATTAACTTAGCTTCACGTGGGGTTGCTAGTTCTCTAACAACATCCATATCAGCATTATCTATTATGTCTTTTAACTTAGTGGTGGAGATAGCTCCTGCTTGAATAGCTTCCCACTCTGTTTCGCTAATCACAATTTTAGTTTTTTTAGCGCCAGTCCTCGACCTTGCTTGCTCAAGAGCTTGACTCTTTAGCTTCTTAAGTTTATCGGGGGCCATATTGGGCTCGGCATCTCGTTTTTGTTTTACGATCGCATTCGCTAAGATTTGTGCTTGTCGTTCAAGAGGGCGGTTTCTTATAGCTAAAGCTAATTGTGAATTTAAACTTTGTACTTCTTTAGCATATATCTTTTTTGCTGATTCAGACCACTTAGTATTTGGTATTTTTATGGCTTCTTTTCTTGCTTCATTAGCTAAATCTTTTAAACGATTAGATTGTTTAGCATATAAATTTTCCATAGTTGTACCAGAAGATAATTCAAAAGCATCATCGGCAACAGCCAAACGCTGTGTTTTTGTTAATACGGGTTCTCCAGTTTTCTTAGATATTCTACCCGTTTCAACATAAACAATTTTTCCAGTTTTCGGATCTATTGCTCCGCCTTCTGAAGCACGTCTTTCTCTACGTTCGGGGATACGAACTTGACCTTTTGCCCGAGATATAATTGTAGACGCTCCGCCTTCAGGCTGATATTTCTGCATTAAATCTTTTATACCATTAACTTTTGCTGATTCTTTGTAATTTAATCCATGCTTTTCGGCATCAATAACAACCATAGAATGACGAACTGCTCGTTCTAGTTCGCTTAATGGCGCACCCTGCAACGTCATGTCTGTAATTAAGTTTGATATTTTACCCATTTCAGTTTGAGTATTAGCCATTTTTTTCATACCAGGGTATCCAGGATATGCTCGCTGCGGATCAAAATCTTTTAATCCGGCCAAGGGTTCTCTTGTGGATATCTTTCCCTGATTGTTTGGAATTACTAAAACGGTATCTCCGTCAAAGTCTGCGCCAGATAATATCTCTGCAACTTTAGAATTTATTCCAATTGCATCGGGCGCGTTTCCCAAAAGTTTTCTGGCTTCTTGATTTTTATTATTTACTTTTAACTGAGGAATTTCAAATATTCCACCATGAGGATATCTAACCAACACAACAGACTCGCCATTTTTATAGTTTGGCGCGTATACTTCTTTTTCCGATAAACTATTTATTGGTAAAATAACATGCGTTGCTTGACGAGGTAAAGCTTGCGCTTTTAAATGAACTGCCGCAGCATCAACGCCTTCGGCATATTCCATTAAAAGTTTTTGTTTTACTATCGGATTTGTTAATTCAAATATTGCTTCTAATTCTTTTTGCCGCATTTCATAAGTCATATCTAATTGCGTTCTAGCCAAAACTGGCGATTGTTTAGATAAAACTTGCGGAGAAATAGATTTAGACCACTCAGACCATCGACCTTCTTCTCGAACTAAATTCATAGCTGAGACAACAGTTTCTTTTCCATTTTTATCAACAGAAACTATTTGTCGGTCGATTAACGTTCCGAATGGATTATCGGGATCATCTTTAATCGGTTTTAAAGCATCTAATTTATTTCCGGTGCTACTTTTGTTTGTATTAAATAAAAGATCTACTCCATTTGGTAAATCTTCTTTATACATAGCCATACCTTTAATATAATGAGTACCATTTACTAAAATTCTGACTTGAGCATACATTGACCCGCCAATAGACACATCATCTACTCCAGGTCGAACATAAATAACACCATCGGCGTCTCTTCCGCCTTCTTCTGCATACCTAATACCAACTCTATTTATATCAATAGCTTTTGGCGGTAAAATACCAAGCAGAGTTCTTCCACCATCTTCTGAATATGCAACTATTTGTTTTATTTGGTCTCTATTTTTAGAAACTTCACCATATGTTGAATCTGGACCAGCTAAAACTTTAACTGTTGTTTCTTTATTTGTCCCGAGTTGCATAATTTTTATTTGGTGGATTTTATAGCCTTCTTCTTTTAATTTGGCTATAGCTGCTTTAAGTTTGGTTTCGCTTATACCGATAAACTGTTCAACACCAGTTCCGACATCTAAATATTTCTTTTCCGCTACTTCTTCTCGAAGTTTATCAGCAACTGTATTTATAATATTGGCTTTATCTCTTTCGCCTGCTTTTAACAGCGCACGAATTGAAGATTCATTTTTACCCATTCTTCGCCCAATAGCAGAAACAGACATTCCTTTATCTTGCAGTCGTTGAGCTAAGGCAATTTCAGATTGTCTTTGTTCGTTTCTAGCAATCGACGTTGCTTCTCTAAGTTCGGTTGTGGAAATACCAAGAAGAGTGGCGATTTGAACTTCCGAATATCCTAATTCTTTTCTTAACTGTTTTGTGTAAGTTAAAAAATCTCTATTTCTGGTTTCTTGATTACCACCAGATCCCCAAGGATATCTACCAGACTTTCTTAAAATACCATAGTGGGCAAGATGGTTTTCTGTGATTTCCATTAAAACCCTCCATTTTTAAAAGACTCTATTCTCATATCAAAATCTATAATTTTATCCATTATGATTGAAATTTGTTCAGAACTCGGTTCATAAACACTTATTTCATTATTCTGATATATTCTTAATTCTATATTTATATCATACGGATCTACGGAATACTGCAAACAAAAAAGCGCTGCATAAATTTCTAATTGAATATGAGAAGCTTTTGTAACGCCAGTTTTTAAATCGCTTATTCGTAGTTTGTTATTTCTAAAAGATATAGCATCAGCATGACCGAAACAATTTTCCGAATAATAAAGTGGAACTTCGCTAGACATTTTATATCCTATAACATCATTTACATACATGTTTAAAGTTTTTTGTGTTTTAGGAAGTTTTATGCCTAATTTTACTGCTTGATGAGCAAATTCATGAAGTTCTGTTCCATGGCGAGCCGCCATGGCTGCACTAAATCTTTCTTTTAGTTTTTCGTGAGAATAATTAACCCAATGATAGTTACTTGGACTTAAAAATGCGTGTTGGCCTTCTAACTCTGGTTTTCTAATAAAATCCATGAAACCCCTGTCTATAATATTTTTAAATCTCCCCATTTTCTTTCGCCAAATTCATGACTAACAGAAAATACTAATAAACCATTGGGGCTGTGTTGTCCTGTCATTTCCTCAAACCATGCTGAACCAGGATCTTGCGCTGGGCATTGAAACCAAGTTCTTCCGCTAGACTCATCTATCATTAAATGATGATAGTGTCCAGTAACTAAAATATCAGCATCGTGAACATCCCCACGACCAAGAGCATGACCTTTCCACCAGTTCATAACTTTAGCTCGTGGGTCTTTACCAGATCTTCCGGCATGCATATGCGTTATGCCTATAATTATTCCTTTTTTAGACTCTTCTTCACAAGCCGAAAATGTAGCAGATAAATTTTTAGATAATAAAACGTTAACGTTTGAATATTTTTCTGGATTTGTGGACAGCATTTCAGATATTTGTTCAAATACGGCCAAATCATCATTATCTGTAAAATTAGTAAATGCTTTTCCGTTTAATCTATTTTCTCCATGATTCCCGGGAACAGCGACTAAAACTAATTTAGAACATAAACTATATAATTCATTAACATATTCTAATAACAATCTACGAACTACTCGCATTTGTTCTCTTCGGTCTAAATCTACTTGAAACGCTTGCATGGCGTAATGGCCGGAGCATTGTTCAACTAAATCACCCATACCAACTAAATAAATAGTGTTTGGGTTTCTGTTTAACTTTTTTAAATCTTTAATATGCTGCGTCAAATTTGATAGGCTATTTATAATTCGGTTAACAGATCCGTTTGATCCATCACCCTCGCCCTTACCAATTTGCCAATCACTTATACAAACAACCAAATCATATAAATTGTTATTTTCCAAAATCTTTTTAGCTTTTGACTTTTTAATTTCAGAAATTACATCTTGCCATTCTATTTCAAATTTAGAAGTTTGGCGTAATACTATATTTGCTTTATAGTATTTCATACGCCTAACATATGTAACTTTTTCTTTACCAGTTCCTTCTGAAACATTCGCGTCCCATCCACGTATTTGTATTGTGGATTGATCTATTGCGACTAAATCTGGGTCAAGACCCCAATCTTTAATTAACTCATCCCAAAGACTAGAATATAATTCTCTATCATCTGGGATTAACGCAACAATATGGCCAGTAGACCCATTCCATTCAATCGAAGGTTCCCAGCCTTTAGGGTGTTCGTGTATTTTTTTAATTTCAGCTTTATCGACTTCATTTATTTCTAAAGCTTTCTCTAAGTTTAATTTTTCTTTCTTCATTATTCATCCTCCAAAATGCTCATCAAGAAGTCGTATTACTTCCGATTCATTATCCGGATAAATATAAGCAGCAAAAGACATATTATCTAATTTCTCAACATAATAGTCTTGATTCGGTTGTGTGTGTGAATCAAAGTCTTTTTTAACTTCTAACATGGCCCACATACCATTGTGTAAAATTGTTAAATCCGGAATGCCTTGAATATATCCAGGATCGTTTTTCATCACGACACAATTTGGGTAGCGTTTATGTAACCGTTTTATAAGTCCGGCTTGATAATCTTTTTCTTTCACATAAACCTCGCAAAAAAATAAGACG